ATTGAAAAAGAAGAGCAAGGTATATTAATTTGCAAACTTTTAAATAACCAAATATTTGGTGATAATAATGTAATTTACAAATAATCTAAATCCTCACGATGGCGGTTAATCGTATTTTTTTAAATGAAAACTCCAGTAACCAAAGAGAACGAGATAATCGAATTGTTTCATTCATTAAGCAATAACTCAGGTGAGATAATATCGAAAATAGTAAATGTATCTCATGCCACAGTTGCAAGAGTTATGAATGATTTTTTCGAAAGCAAAACAAAATACAACAAAAAATTTAATATTTACCAAAGTAAAATGAATTATGAGTAAAGAAGAAAAAATACAGGAAGCGTATGAATTATTAGGATTTATATGGACAAGAATTGAAAGGTATGTAGATAAATCTAACGGGATTTTTAATCCAACCCATTCAGGATATAGGTTAGAAAGCGAAGGAATGCAAGATATTAAGAGGATGAGAACTTTAAAACAAAGACCGTTATCACTCAAAGGAATCGAAGATAATAACGGTTGGATTAAAATTGAAAGTGAAAGTGATTTGCCTAAAGGATATACGGATTGTGACACTTGCAATATTAACGAATATATTGGAAGAGCAAATTTAAAATCAGATAAAAACACAATAAGCTACTGTAAGCGAATGGGCATAACCCACTACCAACCAATACAAAAACCACAACCACCAATTTATTAATTATGAAACTAAGTAAAGCAAAAGAGCTAATAGAAAACGGAACGCATTATGTTTCTAAAGATGTAGACAATATAGATTTAGCACAAAAGCTTTCTGAGAATGTATTTAATCTAACCAATATTATTTGGAATGAAAAATATGATATTGTAGACATGAAGAAAATAAACCTATCAGAAATAACAGACGATGAAGAAATTGTTTATCAATTTAAAGATTTTGATAATGTTTGGAAAGATTTTTTATTTGAAGTAAGAATCAAACCGAAACCAGATTTTTCAAAAGAATTAGAAGCATTAAACAAAAAAGCAAACGAGAATAATATGAAAGTTATCGTTACTTTCGAAAATTCATAATATATGACAGATTTAGAAAAACTAGAAAAAACATTTAATGAACTAGGAGTTGAGTTCGAAAAAGTGTTAGAAAAAGAATCGATTTATTTAAAATTAAGTTCAGGAATAGGACACATGGGTTTTATATGTGAATTTTATTTTTTAAATGGTAAATTTATTAATCATGGACTTTGGGAATAATTAGTTACTTTCGAAAATAATTTGTAAATTTGAAGTTATGAAGAAATATTTAATAATACTATCAATTCTTTTTTTATCTTGTAGTAAAGAAGATTCTTGCGAACAACAACTAAAAGAAGCTTATTCTAATTACGAAAAAGCATTGCAAAATTGTGGTGGTAGTTATTCTGCTATGCAGGTAGTACAATCACAATATGAAGTTAAACAGAAATCTATTTTAAATAATTGTAAGTAATGGGTGCTGCTGTTGGAAATACAAATTCTATAGGGAACACGGGTGGAAGACCTCCATATTTTTCAGAGGACAACCCTAATGATATTGAAAGACTAAGTAATCTTTGCGAATCTTTTTTTGAGTATATTAAAGGAGAATTTAAAGAAGATGAATTTGAATATGAACCAGGACTATTTACTACTAAAACTACTTGGATAAGAAATCCAGAGCCTCCAACAGTTACTGGTTTAACTTTATATCTTGGTTTTGACTGTAAACAAACTCTTTATAATTATGGAAAAAAGGTAGAGTTTTTAGACCCTATAAAAAGAGCCTTAACTAAAATAGAACAATATCACGAGATTGCAACATCTATGGGTGATAAGTGTACAGGAAATATATTTATACTCAAAAACTTTGGTTGGAAAGATACGAATGTAGTTGAACACTCTGGAAGCATAGACAACCCAAGTGCGCCACCTACAATAGTGTTTAAAAAATTCACAAAAGATGAGCAATGAGATACAAATATCTCATAAATTTGAGCCTTTATTTGAATTATTAGAAGATAATAACTATCCAGAAGTAGATACTGTTATATTGACAGGTGGACGTGGTTCTTCAAAATCTTTCAACGTATCTGTTTTGTCTTTAATTGGAGTTGTGGAGAAATCTTGGAAGGTATTATATTCAAGATTTACAAATGTATCTATTAAAGACAGTATAAAAGAAGAGGTTTCTGGTAAAATAGAAATATTAAACTATGAATCAAAATTAACAGATAACGAATATAGGATAGAATCTAAGGACAAAACTGGATTTATATCTTTTAAAGGAATAAAAACAGGATCTAAAGGACAAACAGCTAATCTTAAATCGTTATCTGGATTTAATTGCTTTATAGTAGATGAAGCTGAGGAAATTCCTAGTTTAGAAACATTTAAAAAAGTATTTTATTCTATACGTTCAGTTGATAGAAGAAATATATCTATTTTAATATTAAATCCAACAACAAAACAACATTGGATATTTAGTGAATTCTTTGAAAAAAAAGAAATACAAGACGGTTTTTGTGGAGTTGTTGATAATATTATGTACATTCATTCGAGTTATTTAGATGTAAATCCTGAATTTATACCAGAAAATATAAAAAAAGACTACGAAAGATTAAAACAAGATAATTTAACAGAATACGAAAACGTTGTGCTAGGCGGTTGGAAAACTGATATTGATGGCGTTCTTTTACCTTTATCATCATTAAAATTTGAAGATTTAACAAATATACCAATAGAAAGTATAGTTTATAAATTTGCAGTAGGAGATCCAGCAGACAAAGGGGGAGACCATTTTAGCGTTCCTTTTATGCACGTTGCAATAATCGATGAGCAATTATGTTGCTTTGTAAAAGACGTAATTCATTCTAAAGACGGAATAGAAATCACAAACGATAGAATTGCTATGAAGTCAAGAGAAACCCATACGGAAGAAATATTTTTAGAAGTTAACGGTGTTGGAACAGCTGCTTATTTATTGTTAAAAAAAGACTTATCAAATCATGCGATTGTGAAACCTTTTACTGTAAGCATTCCAAAAGAGGTGCGTATTTTATCAAATTATGAGTTCATAAAAAAATACTTTATATTTGATATTGATTATAAGAATAATCCAGAATATAAAACTTTTATAGCTCATGTTACTGGTTTTGAAAAGGAAGGAGAAAACAAAAATAAAAAAGATGCAATAGATAGTTTGGCTAGTGCGGCTAATATTTTAAAAATAAAATATAAAAACTTTTTGTATTCTTAATAATTATTTAATTATATTTGTATAAATAAAAGTATTGTTGTGATAACAAAGCTAATGGAAAATAATAATTCAATCCCTACACGACATACTCGTGCAGGGATTTTTTACATTTATAATTAATGGCTTGGTATAACTTCAATAAAAAATCAAACACTCAAAAAGTAACTGGATTCTCTGAACAAGACAATTCTGGACAATGGATGCAATATTTTAATCAATATATAAATTCATTATCAAATGATAAAATACCTAGTTTTTCAGATGAGATAGCTTATGAATTAGCTTGTAATGTAGCTGAAATTTTCATTCCTATTGATGCTATTGCAGATAGAGTAGCGGGGGTTGACTATCAATTAGTAAATGAATCAACAGGGGAAATTTATGAGCCCAAAGGTAATTTGAAAAGATTAATAGAGCAACCTAATCCTTTTGATAGATTAAGTGATATTATTTATAAAAGTACATTTAGCGAATTAGCTGACGGAAATAGTTATTTATACACTAAGACTCCTAAAAGCATTGTAAACCCAACTATAGATAATATATCTAATATCTGGGTATTAAAGCCAAATGTAACGAGCCCTTCATTTTTAAAGGAAATAGTAAATCCTTTTTTAATGAAATCAAAAGAAGATTTTATAAGTCATTATAAAACTTTCTTTATGTTTAAGCATGAAATTGAACCTAGATATGTTTTACATAGAACGTGTTTAGGATTAGATGAAAACGGAAAAGGAAAGTCGCCACTAACAAGAGCTTCAAGGAATATTAATAATATTTTAGCAGTTTACCAAGCTAGATACAATGTTTATGCAAAAAATGGAAATGGCGGTATAATGAGTGTTGATGGTGGAAAAGGTAGTTCTTTACAAGACGCAATAGACCCTCCAACTAGAGATGCTATATTAAAAGATTTACAAAGCAGAAACGGATTAACTGGGGATAAGAATTTCATAGGACTTTCTAGTATTCCTTTGAAATTTATTAAAACATTAGGCACAATTCAAGAACTACAACCTTTTGAAGAAACAGAAGAAAATGCTATTAAAATAGCTGGTGTTTTTGGAATTGATCCAGAACTAATCCCTAGAAAAGGAAGTTCAACTTTTACTAATAAAGCAGGTGCAGAAACTGGATTATGGCAAAATGTCGTAAAATCCATGTGTGAAGATAAGGCAAAAGACTTAACAAAAGCTTATTATTTGCCAGAGGGAATAGTTTTTAAACCAGACTTTTCAAAAGTAGAAGCTTTACAAGAAGACAAAAAAACATCGTTAGAAAGCGATACTATATTAATTGATAATTTAGCAAAAATGACAGAGGCTAATATAGATGTAAAACAAGCATATAATAATCTACAAGAAAAATATAATGGATAGTAAAATAGTAGAATTTAAAGCGCAAAGGGAGTTATTTAAAAACCCCGTTTCTTTACCTGTGAATGGCTTAAGAGCAAAATTAGAGGTTACAACTGATAGGAAAATAAAAGGTTACGCTATTGTTTGGGGATCTAGGAACGATTACAACGAAATAGTTTTAAAAGGAGCTACATTAAATAGCCTTAATGCTAAAGGTGTTAATAGCACTGGAGGAAATCCTATTCTTATTTTAAATCAACATGAAAAAGAAGAACCTTTATGCAGACCTACACTATTACAAGAAGATGATTATGGATTGTATTTTGAAGGAGATATAATTGAAAATATAGATTATGCTAATGAAGCAATCGAACAAGTAAGACAAGGTGTTTTAAGACAAGTTTCTTATGGTTTTAATTATGTTTGGGATAAAACAGAATATGATCCAATTCAAGACGCTTATATTCTTAAAGAAATTAAATTAGGTGAAATTTCATTAGTTACTTTTTCAAGCGATGAAAACGCCCAGTTAAGAAGTTTTAATAAATATCAAGAAAAAATTATTCTGGATAAATTCACGCCAGAACAAATAACCGATTTACATAATCTTTTAGCAACTAGAGCCGTGACGAACACTCAAGAACAAAGAAGTAAATCAAACGTTACAATATTTTAATCAATAAAAAAAAGTAAAATGGAGTTAAATTTAAGAAGTGCCTTAGAAAAAAACGGCGCAACACTTGATGAAAATCAAATTAAGTTTGTTTCTGCTTTTGAATTAGCTTTAAATGAGCGTTCTAAATCAGAAAACGAAACTTACGCAAAATCAATGCAAGAAGCATTAAGAAGCGTTGTAGGAGCAGAAGAAAAAGACAAAGAAGGGAATGTTGTTACTATTGCTTCGCAAATTAGAAATATTGCGGAAGCAATGGAGAAAATTGAAACATCACAAGTTAGAAATTTATCTAACAAAGAAAAGTTTCAATTGCGAAAAATGGTTACTGAAAAACATACAGAAATTGTAGAAGCTATTCGTAGCGGGAATGATTTTAGTATTGAGTTTTCAGCAAAAAGAGCAGCTGCAAAATTCACAGCATCATCAGCAGTAGCAAATGATACTGGAGTTCTTTTACCTTTAAATGAAAATTTCGAAGTTGAAAATGGAATTGCAAAAATTCGATATCCTGAAAACTTTATTCTTGACGTTATTACTAACGCACAAGTGGCAAAAGTTCCTCAGCAAGTTATTAGAAACGAGCAAGCAACAGCAGAAGGCGCAGTTGCAGTAGTGGCAGAAGGCGGAACTAAACCGTTAACATCTGATACTTTTTTAAGAACAATCACAACTCGTAAAAAATATGCTGGTCGTATAGAGTGGACAGAAGAATTCGAAATGGATAACGATATGTTATTTAATGAGATTCTAATGATGTTTGAAGAAAAAACAATTAGAGCATGGCAAGATGGATTAATTGCAACTATCATAACAAATGCAGTGGCTTATACTACTTCTGTATTAGATGATACTCTTGTAGTTCCAGATAATGGATTAGCTGTAATTGCATCAGCTTCTGTAATTAACGGAATGAATTTTAATGCAAATACAATCTTAATGCACCCTTCTGATATTGTCACAACTATGTTCACACAAGACACGTTAGGAAATTCAAGATTATTGCCTTACATGCAAAACGGAACTATTAACGGAATGAGAGTAATTGCTTCTAATAAAATAGCTTTAGGAAATGCAATTATAATGGACTCTACTGTTTATCGTGAGCTACATTCTGGATTTATTTTAAGATTTGGTACTTATAGCGATCAATTCATTAAAAATGAAAAATCAGCAATAGGAGAAGTATTCTCTTTATTGAGAATTGCTAAAAACGATTTGCCAGCAGTTATGTATATTTCTTTATCAGCTGTCAGAGCTGCATTATTGAAACCATAGTAATAAAAAACAAGGGTACTGTATAGCGCAGTACCCTTATTATAAACTTTATAAAATATAAAATTATGCCAGCATTTAACATTGCAGAAAACGAAAGTAAAGAAGTTGCAAAAGCAACATTTCACAAAGCTAGTGATTATAAGTCAGTAGTATTAGAAGGGGAATTAAATCCAGTACTTTTACATAAAATTCATGCAGATAAGTTAATTTCAAAAAAATTAGCAACTTTAGCGAAAGATGTAAAAGTAAAAGAAGAAGCTCCAGTAATGACATCTACTAAAATAGAAAAAGACCAATAAGATGATAATTGATACTTCATATTTTCTAAATAAAAGCGTTTTTATTCCTAATTCTGTGGCACAACCATCTATAGGGAGCAATACACCTACGTCTATTTCTCAGTTACAAGAAGAAATAGATTTTAGAGAAGATGAATTATTATTATCAGCACTAGGTAATATTCAATTATTAGAGTTAAAAAATCAGTTTGAAATAACTGGAGCTTGGAAAGCATCGGCATTGCAAAAATGGAAGGATTTAGTTGACGGAAAAGATGAATGGAAAGGATTGAGATATATTACAGGAACTAGAAAAAATAGTTTAATAGCTTTTTACGTGTTTTTTTATTATCTTAAATCTGACTTTCAAACTTATTCGACTACAGGTATTCAAATTGCTAATTCTGAAAACTCAGAAGGTCAAGCTCCTAATTTTAAACAAGCAGAGTCTTGGAATAATTTCGTAGATATGTGGAATGGTAAAAATTCAACTATAAACATTCAAAGCTCTTTCCAAAATTGGAATGGAATAGGATTACAATTAAATAACAATGATAATAAAACAACATTATATGACTTTTTAAGTAAAAATAGTGATGTTTATGATTTGTCATTTTTTAAAAGATATTCAATTATAAATCCTTATAATCTATGACAGTAGTCGAACAGCGTTTAAATGATATATTTGAACAACTTCCAGAAATTGACGGATTTAAGCCAGTTTACAAATGGGGAAACGAATTTCATTTAGCTAAACAAATAAAATTGTTTAACGAATCAAAAGAAAGTCCTTATCCTTTAATTTATCAAACATCTAATAAATCAAATCAAGATAGTATTACTGCTAGGGCGGAAACTGATTTAGTTTTAATATTAGCATGTAGAAATCTTGAAACTGATTTATTTAACGAGAATCGTTGGGTAATGACATATAAAAACATTTTATATCCATTAACTGAAAATATAAAAAAAGTTTTTAATAAGTCTGGAATTATAGAATGGGACGGCAAATTTTCAGTTGAAGAATTTCCTAATTATGGGAATGGGGCAGAAAACAAAACAATCGATATTTGGGACGCTTTATTATTTAAAGCTAAAATAATAATCGACGGTAAAAAATGTATTAACAAAAACATTAAATTCTAATGGCAAAAGAAAAAACATACATAGTGCTAAAAGATTTCACTTTAGAAAGAAAGTATTATGTAGGGCAGCCGATAACATTATCGGATGACAAAGTAATAAAAAAATTATTAACAAATAATATCATAAAATAATGGCAACAAGCGTAGACTTATTAGCACAATTATCAGTAGTAAACTGCAACGAAAGCGGATTACTTGGAACAGGACAAGAAGGATGTAATTTTGATTGGGACAGAGTCGAAACAATCGAATTAACCCCAAGAGGTTTTGCATACGAAGAAGAACAAAATTTAGCTTATATCCAAGAGCAACAACAAAAAAGCAAAGTAATTATTTTAAAAGGAATTAAATCTTTTAAATTAGTTCCTGTTGAACCAGAGGTTTCAACTGCTGAGGGTTCAGGATATGAAACTGTTACTGGAGAGCTTCCTTACAAATATGAAATCATGTTTGATAATAACGGTGTAAACTTTTGGAAAGCATTAAGAATGCTTAATTCAAAAGACCGTTTTAATGTATCGTTTTACGATGTTACAGGAGCAAAAATATTAACTCAAACAAAAGCGGGAGTAGTAAAGGGATTATCAACTAAAATGATCTATACAGGTCAGTATAAAGGTAAAGAAGGTAATACTGCAGCCGAAAGTAAAATGACTATTCAATTAGCTGATTCAGTTCAAGAAATGGCACGTCAAACTTGGATTACAGGAGATCATTTGGACTTTTCTCCTACTGATTTATCTGGTCAAAATGATGTAAATATTTCACTTGCGCCAGTAGCAGTTGCGGCAACTACAATTGTAGCTACTGTATTGCTTATTGACAAATCACACTTCTTAGACGGCACTGTATTAACGGATTATCGAGTTAAGAAAAACGGAACGGTAATAACTCCATCGTTATTTGCAAGTGATTCTAATACTAAAACAGTTACATTTACAATTCCTGCAGCAACATTAGCGGACATTTACACTGTTGAAACATGGGATTCTACAACTTTAGGAAACGTTATTGTTTCGCCAGCAACAGGTTTAGTTTATAAATCAAATGTTGCAACCGTTGTTGTAGTGTAAATAAGAATAAAATATTTAATTTTAAGAGAGAGTGCCGTATTAATGGCACTCTTTTTTTTATATTTGTATTATGGTAACAGTTTTTGATTATATGCAAAAAGCTAAAGTCGTGCGTAATTCTATTTTAGATGAGCAGGAACGCATTGTTTTAGCGCATGAATTGCAAATAACACAAATGAATACTAGTAATATTGAAGACGGAAAAGGAAGTGATGGAAGTAATTTAGTAAATACTAATAAAAAATTCACAGGATTTTATACCATGAGTACTAATTTACTCGATCCAAATAAAAAAGCAGGAACATTATATAACTTTTTCAAAACAGGAGCGTTTTTAAGCGGTTTTCAAGTAGATTTAGATAATTCACTTACAAAAGCTAATATATTCAGTACAGGAACAGGAAGCGGACAAAAAGCAGATTTTTTCAAAGGTTATACAAATCTATTTGGATTAGACTCACAACAACAATATGAGTTAAATTATAAAATAATACTGCCAGAATTAAATAAATTTATAAATAAAACACTATGAAAACAATGCAATTATCAATAAAAGACGTATTTAATTCCTGTGAAGATATGCTTCTATATAATTATTTTCAGTATAGAAAAACATTAGATTTAAACTGGTTTTTAAGCGGTTATGATGGCAGGCAAAAGAAAGTAGATGAAGCTTTATTAAAGCCAATTGAAGAACGTATAAACAATGAATACTACGAATTAACAAATAGCAGAGCATTCGAAGTAATGTTACAAAATTACGCTAAAATAGAAGCTTTAAAAACTAAATATTTTATAGTATCTACTTTAATTTATAATATAGCTAAAGGGTTCGGACATGACAAAGAAAGTCAATTAGTTAGGGCTAAATATATAGAACAATTAAAATTGCACGGTTTTAAAATGAATATTATAGGAACTTTTGAAGATGATTTAATTGCAGTCGAAAGGATTAATAGTCAAGTACAAGGAATTAAAACAAACATCAAGATAATAGAAGACGAAATGAAAGTTGAGGGAACTAAAGAAGTTTCTTCATTACAAAAACAGCTTATTATTATCGGAATGGGATTAGGGCTAAATTATAAAATAAACCCTAAAGAAATAACCGTTTTAGAATGGGTTGAAATGATAGATATTATCAAAGAAAAAGCTAAACAAAATTAAGATGGCAAACGAAATAAATTTAATAGTAGGTTCGGAAGCGATTAAGGGATTAGATTCTTTAATTGAAAAACTAAATTTAACCCATAATGAGATATTAAAAATTTCTCAGGATTCGTTAACATTAAATAAAAATCTTAATGTAAAATCTCCTAGCGGATTAAATGAGCATATTGGTAAAAATAAAGAGCTTACTGAGTCTTTGAAAAAGCTAGACCAAACTCAAAAACAATTAGAAATACAAATAAAAAAATCTATTGATGCTGAAAATAAACTATCTAAAGCAAAAAGTGAAGTTACAAAAACATCAAAGCAATTAGAGCAACAATCAATTAAAGAAAGTACTGCAAGAAACTTATTGAATAAGCAAAGAGAAGCGGCTTTATCTGGATTGGAAAAAGAATATAATCTTTACAATAAAATACAAGCAAAAGTTAATTCAATGATCCCTGCTTATAATAATTTAGCAGCAAAAAAAAGTTTAGGAATTACTTTAACAGCTAAAGAAGAATCAACATTAACATTACTTACAAATCGATTAAATAAATATCAAAACGCTCTAAAATCTGTTGATGCAACTGTAGGAAAACATCAAAGAGAAGTTGGAAATCATGCAAAAGCAAATGGGAATTTAAGTAATTCTATGGGTCAAATAGCTAGAGAATTACCAAATTTTGGACAAAGTTTCCAAGTAGGGATTTTGTCTTTAACTAATAATATTGGGGCTTTTCAAGATGCAATTAAACAAACAGTAGATCAAAATAAAATATTAAAAGCAGAAGGGCAAGAAGTAAAAGGAGTTTTAGGACAAATTGCTGGGCAATTATTTTCGATGAATGTATTGCTTTATGTTGGGATAGGGTTGTTTTCTGCTTATTCAAAAGAGATTGGGGAATGGACTTCTTCATTATTTGAAGGTAATAAGGAATTAGAAAAACTAAATGAAACTACTATTGCTTTTAATAAAGCAAAAACAAGCGGAATAGTACAAACTAAAAATGAAGTAGCTATTTACAATGATTATTTAAATGTATTAACTAATGTTAATTCAACAAAACAAGAGCAAAAAATAGCTATAGACAATTTAAGGTCTACATATCCTGCGTGGCTGCAAGCTTTGTCAGATGAGCAAATTTTAAAGTTAAAAGGTACTGAAATTGATAAAAAAATAAGGGAAGAATTATTTAAAAAAGGTCAATATGATACAAAACAAAAAGAAACAGAAAATTTAAATGCAAAAATAGAGAATTATAGAACTGAAATAAATCAAAGAGAAAAATATCAAAATAGATTAAAAACATTAGACTTAGAATATCAAGAAATAACTAATAAAAATTTTAAAATTCAAAAAAGCAGGTCTCTAAGTGATGTGGAAATAAAAAGCCAAAATCTAGCTTTATCAAATATAAAAAACTTAGTAGCATTTGAAAAGCAAAGAATTGAATCTATAAAAGATTTAAATATTAATAATTTGTCAAATGCTCAAATTCAAACTTTAATAAATAAATTGTTACCAGCTTATAATAAAGCATTAGAGTCTGGTAATAAATTGAAAGTAGATTCAATTCTATTAGAGGATAAAATGGATAAATCTTCTTCAAAAAAGATAAAACATATTAAAGATTTAACTTTTGAAAATGAAGATTATTTAGCATCTCAATATGCTTTATTAAAGCTTCAAAAAGAATTAGAAGCTTCAAGTTATAATGAAATTTATAAAGATGAGAAACAAACATTTAATCAAAGAATAATTTCATATAAATCATTTGTAGATAAAAAATTAGAACTGATAGATTTGAATGTAAATGAAGAAAAAAGACTTAATAATAAATCTCTTGAAGATCAAAAAGAACAATCTAAAACAGAATATAATGAATTTATAAAAAACAAAGAGGCTACTAATAATCAAAAAGCATTAGCATTAGACAAATACAATAGATACATTGAAACAGCAACACTGCAACATGGTTATAAATTATCTGAAATTGAATTACAATACACGAATAATGTATTAGAAATTCAAAAAGATTCATTTGAGAAACAACAAGAATTAAGAGATGAACAATATAGAATTACTGAATTAGGAAAAATTAATGAACAAGAATTAAATGACACTAGACAACATCAATTAAAATTACTTAATGTAACTAAATCAATTTCGTTAAAAGGATTAGAAGCTATTGAAGAAGCTAAAACAGAAGCGATAAGAAAAAACCAAATAGAAAGATTAAATCTTGAAATACAAGGAATATCTAACCGAATGAGTCGTGAGACATCAGCTACGGAAGCATGGATAAAATTAAATGAACTACGTATATCTAAAACAAAAGAAAGATTAACTTTAGAAACTACAGAAGCAGAAAAAGCAGCTACCAAAGTTAAAAAATACTTAGAAGACACAAAAGCTTATT